AGTAGTAGAACTTGGTACTGTATATAGTGTTAAAGGTGTACCAGAACTAGATGGCATAGCATCATTAGTTTTTATTTTAAATGTATTAGCCATTCTATCCTTTCTAGCCTAATGCTATTGCTAAAGCAGTTGCATCATCTAAAGATGCTCCTGAACTAGCTATTGTTAATGTTTCATTACCACCATCACTGCCTTCTGTAAAGGATACATTAGTTCCAGCAACCAGTTTTCCATTTAGAAATCCTGGTGTAGTATCATTAGAACTTACTTTTACCTTTACATCAGTATCAGCAACAATCGCAACCCATGCTGAACCATTGTAGTATTTTAGTTCATTACTTGTACTATTATAAAATAAATCACCTTCATCAAGAGAAGAAGATGGATCTGAAGATCCTATTCTATATTGATTAGCAAAAGTATTAACGTCTGTAATATTTGAAGCAACAGTAGTAACATTAGAATTATTACCAGCTACTGTAGTTACATTACTAGATATTCCAGCAACAGTAGTTATATTGCTAGATATACCAGCAAGAGTATTCATATTAGTTACATTTGAAGATGTAGCTAAAGTGTTCATATCACTTACAATATCTGAAGTAGCAAGTGTATTCATGTCAGATACTACATCTGCAGTACCCAAAGTATTCATATCTGCAACAACATCAGCAGTTCCTAATATTCCCATATCAGTTACTACAGCAGACGTTCCAAGTAATCCCATAGCTGTAACATTTGCTGAAGTACCAAGATGACCCATAGCTGTAACATTGGCAGAAGTTCCTAATAAATCCATGTCAGTTACTACTGCTGAAGTACCTAGTAAAGCCATATCTGCTACAGCATCTGCTGTACCTAATCTACCTATCTCTGTGGCTTTACCAGCAACAGCACCTATATCCGTTGCATCAGCAGCAACAGCATTGATATTAGTTGCATTACCAGCAACAGCTGTAACATTAGATGCAATACCACTTACTGTGGTAACATCACTAGCAATACCAGCAACAGTTGCTACATCTGTAATTGATTGTGAAAACTCTAAAGCATTACCAGCACTATTAACTGTAAGTATTTTATTAGCTACTAACTCAGGAAATGTCAGGTTAAATGCAGTTGATGTAGATATTTTAGCTTTTGGAGAAAATAATATATCTCTTTCATTTTGCTGAATCATAGCAATAATTTTGTCTAGTTCAGTATTAAGTGTTTCTATAGGGAATGTACCAGATACAGGAAAATCAGAAGTTCTAGATACAGCTAAGTTTCTAGATATAGTATATTTATCATTAACAGTAGCTCCACTACCGAGTGTAATAGATCCACCTCCTGATACACCAGCACCAGTTACGGAGTACTGAGTAGCAGAAGATGGACTTGAAGTAAGGGTAAGAGTTGTATCTGCACCATCAGATGCAGCTGTTTTAATGACTGTTAGATCAGCATCAGCAAAAAATTCAAACGGAACTGTAAATGCAGTTTGCCCACCAGTAGCTGTATACTGTATTCTAGGCGAAGTATCTGATATTGCTAATGCCATTGTTTACTAATATAGTCCTTTTTCTAGTTTATCAAATAAAAAATCTGCATACCATAAGTTGTTGAAAGGTATTAATCTTCTAATTCTTCTAGCAGTATGATGGTTATGCCTTCCTCTACCCCAGTCATACATAATTTCAGCTACTTCACCTATAGTAGATCCTACAGGAGCTACAGAACCCATCTTTCTTTTCATAGAAGTACCATATGGTTTGTTTATACCTAATATAGTTGGTCTAACCCCTACATTGTTATTGGTAAATGCCATTATTAATCTATCAATATCTGTAAACATACCACCAACACCACCTCTTTCTGCACCATCTAATATTTTTTCTCTTAAAGTTTTATTACTATAATGTGCATTAGTTTGTTTTGCTCTTATAGCATCTAGTATCATGCCTAAAGCAGTTAATGCAGCTAAACTTTCTAAAAATCTACCATCTTCCATTTGCAATCCTCTATACAAAACCCTTCTTGTATATCCTAATCCAAACTTTTTATATTGAAATAAAACTGATCCAAGAACAGTACTAGCAAATAATGGTGCATCAGATAATCCTGGTGTAACAATTACATTATCTACTTCTTTATTTATAGCTAATCTAAATTTCATAGTTGCATCTGAGTTTTCCCATAAATCAGTATTAGGAAATTTTAATTTGTCATATTCTCTTGCATATACTCCTTTTTCTGTACCTACACCTTGACCATATTTTCTATATTCTTTCATAATATCATCTATAAATTTTCTTTTTATAGGTGTATCACTACCTATTCCTAAATTAGCCATATAAGTTATTTCCCATTGTTTAGCTCTACCTTTTAACATTCTTTCCATAATGTCTAAAAGTTTGCCTTGAATAAAAATGGTTGCTACTGTTTTTATAAAAGCATTCCACGGAGTTTGTAAGTTTCCATATCTAAATGCAAATGTATTTAACTCTTGAAAAATTTGTTCTGCACCAGTAAAGCTACTTCTTAAAGTATCATTACCAGCTATAATATCACTTCTTGCACTACTTATTGACCAGTCTATTGCTTGAAAAGACAACTTAGCTTCTTTGAAACCTTTATCAAATATTGATCTAGCCATTCCACCTGAAAATGCTTGTATTAATTTTGTTGATGATGCTATTAATCCATCTACAGTTATAATTCTACCTATGTCAGCTATCTGTGTAAGACCAGTAAGCATCCTAACATTGTTAAATATTTTTATCATTGTTGCTGTTTTGTAAGCATAACCATTAGGATTATCTGGTAATCCCCATTTATTTTTTACCAAAGATACTGATGCTTCTGCCTTTTCCATTTCAATATTAAACCTTTTGATAAATTCTGATCGTTGCAAACCATAATAATTTGCACCTTGTTTTTGTAAATCATCTCCTACTTGCATTAATCCTGGAGCAAAACCATTTTTACCTCCATCAAAAAACCAACCATATCCATATGGATCACCAAACTTTTCTGTCATAGCTATATCAGGACCTATTGATCTAAAGTAATAAGACATAGATAATTCTAAATTATCTTCTATAAATCCAGCTTTAAATAAAGGTTTATAATCAATATCTTTTAAGTATCTTGTTTTTAAATGTTTTGAAAAATAACCTCCTTTTAATTCATATAACATACCAGGTTTAATGTTTTTGTCATAAACTGGTTTAGCATCTGGACTATAATTTTTAAAATTAGGTATAATTTCTATTATATCATCATCAGTAAATATCCGTTTGCCTTTAGTATCTCTTGCTACAGCCATTTGTCTAGCTAATAAACTTGAAAATTCTTTCCATCTTGTAGATATTTGATCCCATCTATAATTTACTGGTACAAAAAAATCATCATCTAATTGTTTTGCTAATTTAATTTCTAAGTCAACTCTTTTAATATATTTATTTGCATCTGCTCTTGTCCATTCTTCTTTTGTATTTGGATTTTTCCAAACTTTAGTTTTTGGGTTTGCAAATATTTCTTTTAAAGTAGAAGCAAAACCTTCCATTTTTATAAGAGGTATAAAAAATAATCCTTGTTGATTTATTTTATCTTTAAATAGTTTAAAATAATTATTACCTACAAATTCTGCATATTCAGCAATTTCTGGAATATCATGTTTATTTTTCATTAATCTTGCATATGTTGTTTCTTTAAAAACCATTTCTGGAGTAAATACATTTTTTAATTTAAGATTAGAAAAACCTTTTAGATTAAATATTTTCATTAATCCTGTTCTTTCTTTACCTTGTAGTTTTACTGTAAGTCTTTCTGCTACTTTATATCCTTCATCAATTACTTTTACTAAATCTTTTCCAAACATAACATGACGCATACTTTCAACAGTGTCAGGACTATTAATTCCATCCATATTAAATTTATATAATATTGGACTATTAAATAAATTTATAGCAAACATCTTTCCTGTTTTACTTCCTGAATGTATAAAAAAATCTAATGGTGATAATACTTGTGTAGCTTTAGTTAAACCAACTACAAACTGACTTTTTAAATCATTATTTTTATATGTAATATCTTCCCATTTCATATTTTGAAATAACTCATATTCAAACTTTCCAAAATTATATTGTTCTTGATCTAATACTTTAGCATCATCTAACATAGTAGAGCCAATTCTTTGAATATCTTTTCTATTATCTACTACTTGTTTATATGCAATTCTATTAATTCTATTTTCATAAGCAGCTTTAGATTCATTTGGTCTTCTTTTATATGTTTTATGTGCAAACTCATGTCTTAATACAAAATCAACCCATTCATTAATATCTCTAAAGTCTTTCTTTTTAAATGGAATTATCTTTTCACCATTAATAGTATTAACTTTAAATGGTCTACCATCTTTCCACATTTGTTTAATACCATCTATATCTAATACCATTTCATCATTATGTTTACTGTAATATGCTGGAACATATTTACTTCCAACAAATTTTCCAGACTTACCACCTATAACTATTTTCATAGTAGGATATTCATTTTGAAAATTTTTTAATAGGTTGGTAACATTTTTTGGCACATTTGGTTTAGTCGGTGTTTTTATTTTTGGTGGTTCTAGTAATAATACTTTAGTAGAAACACCAGATTCTGTTCTAGAAACATCAGCTAAATCATCTAAATCTATAATGACACCTCTATCATTAGAAGGATCGTATCTATGTTTATTATATCTTTTATCATATTTACTTAGTATAGGATTAAGTTTATGTAAAGCACCACCAACAGCAGTCATAACAATAGCATCTGTATATGTTCTATCTCTATCAGTAACTTGTTTACCAATTTCTTCTGATATTACTAATCCACCAAGTTTACTAAATTTATTAGGATTACTACCCATCATAGCTAATCTTAATGGTTTACTTAATAATAATATTGATGATGGATCTAAAAATATTTCACTAACTAAACTTGTTGCTGCAAAATATGGGTTCTTTAAATCATTTGCTTTTTGTTTCATAGCACTTAATCTAAATGCTGATTCTTGTGGAGATCTTGAATCAAAAAACTTTTCTGGAAATTGATTTGCCCATCCTTTTAATTGTGGATCTAAAAAGGGATTGTATCTTTCATCTGCATCATCATTGAATCTTGAATAATTTATTATGTCTAAAGGAATTCCAATAACTGTTCTATCAGTTATAGCTCTACCCATCATACCAGGATCAGTAAAAAAGTTGGTTACTTTTTCAAAATCTTTTTTTAAATCTACTGGTTCAAACCTATCTTCTATAGGATTTGTTATTAAGTCTTTTACTTTTACACCCTGAGTTCCAAACTTTATTCTATTAAACCTATTCACCATCTTTTTCAAAACTTTCAAATGCTTGATTAAAAATATCACTCATAAAGTAAAGATTAATATAAGGATTTAAGTCAGGATTATTGTATAAATTTTTTACATATGTTGCATTATTCTCTCCTAGTATAGCACCATATAATTCTTCTTTATCTATATTTGGAAAATCTATTAAAATTCTAGAAATAAATGCTTTTGTAATAGGTTCATAGTTTTTATATGTTTCTTCTACATAGTTAAATATAGAACTAACTACTTCTTTATTATATACTGTAGTTTCTTTATTTAATAGATCATCCATTTGTTCATTAACTATTCCAAATAATTCATTTCTTTGTTTTGGTGTATTAAATTGTTTATTTTTATACTCTTGATGAAATATATTGTGATTATTATAATCATCATTTTCATATAAATGATTCAATATTTTAGCATATTGTGTTTCTACATCTAAATCTCCATATGTTTCTAATATATTACGTAGCAAAGGTGCTATAAATCTTTCTTCTAAAGAATCTAAATATGTTGTACTAATTGATCCTGTTGATCCTAAATCTTCTTTAGCCATATCTGCATCTATTCTTGATTCTAATTTAGATAAAGATATTTCTCCCCCATTAGTATATTCTGTAGGATTAAAAGCTCTGCCATCATATGATAATGTATTCAATGTATCATAATTTTCTGGTTCTAAATAACCTGTACCACTATTTGCTACAACTACATCATAATTAGCATTAGCACCAGTACCACCATCTTCTCTATATACTACATATATATTACCATTTTGAATAAGGTTTCTAATTTTTTCCATGCTTGGAATTTCTAATCTACCATCAGGTAAAGTAAATTGATCTTTCATAGATTCATATAAACCATGAGTTTCATCACTTAATATCTTAGATAAATTATTATATGTATATGCTGCTAATGCTAATTCTATATCTTCTTGTTGATTACCAGATGTACTTATATTTTTGTGTTCCTTTACTATAGGCATATATACATATGTATCACCAGGAATATTGTCTTGAAATGGACTAACTCCATAATGTCCTTTTTCCATTGAATTTAATGTATAATTAATAGCTCTTTCAAATCTTATATTTTTTTGTTCATCATCATCTGAATATTCTGATAAATAATTAAAGTAAGGAAGTGCTTTGTTTAGAATAAGATCATTTATTAATGCTGGGTTTCTATCATAAAATTCTTCAGCTGCTTTTTGTGCTGTATATTCATCTTGTGTTTTTATTGCAAGTATAAAATGTCCAGAAGCAACTAAGTTTATTGCTTCATCTCCATCTTTGTCATACCCAGCTTTCCATTGATTTACCATAGATCTTACAAATCTTGCTTTAACGCTATTTTCTCCATCACCTATTAGTACATTTTCTGATAACCATTCATTATTTTTAGTTTCTATTTCATCTAATACATTTTGTGGTCTACTTGCTTTCTTTACCATTATTGTTGCTATTGAACCAGTAGGCATACCTTCTGATCTAAGTTGGCTCATAGCAGTAAAAAATTTATCCATTTCAGTACTCATACCTTCAATGTCTAGGTATCCACCATTGGTAAGTACATCAAATGTAGATAATGTTTTATCTAATATTGCTTCTATATTTTTTTCTTCCATTTGTACAATTTGTGTTGGTCCTATTTGATTTAACCAATTAGCAAATCCTGTTGGTATATATTTTTCATATTGCATAATTTTTGTTATAGTAGTTAAATCATCTTCATTTAAACTATCAAAAAAATCTATTGTATTTTCATAACCATACCCTTTAAAAATAGTAGAATAGTACCCATCCATAATAACTTTTTCTCCACCCATTAATGTAATTTGATCTGCGTCTAATTCTGATATTCTATTACTTAAACTATTTTTAGGTTCTTGAAAATTAATACCATCACCAGCTGTATCAAAAATAACTTCGCCATATAATTTTGTTACATTATACTTTGCATTATTTAAATTAAAAATTTTATTTACTTTTTCTGGAGTAACCTCTAAACCCTGTTGTTCAAGACTTGTAGCTACTTCATCAAAGGTCATTGGTTCATAATAATTACTACCTGGTATACCTGACATTTTTACAAAATCACTACTAATGGTAGTAAGACTTTTTAAATTTCCTTCTATTTTTTTAATATCTTGATAGTTTTGTGTTTTATCAACTCCAACTTCATCTATTTTTTTAACTAAATTATTATTTTGTATTTTTGCTACATATCTATTATTAGCTTCAATAACACTTAGTAAAGTTTCTTCTCCAACTTTTACTCCTGTTTCACTTTCAAAAACATCATAGTTAATACCTCTGTTATTATTTTTATCTAAAAGATAATCGTTTTGCCAATTAGCAAAAGCAAGATTTGCTTCATTCATTTCTATTGGATTTTGTATATTTACATCTTGATAAAATAATGATGCTATAGCATTGATTCTAGCAATTTCTACACTTTGTAATATTTGTAATTCTTTTGTTCTTAAATCTGATCCATTCATATCACCACCACTAAATGGTTCTAGTGCTTCATATTTACCTTTTAGTGAGCCTAATGCTTGGGTTAATACAGTTCCACTATATTCATGTATTAATCTTAATGCTTCTTCTTTATTCTTTGATGTTCTTCCTATGTTAAAGTAATGATTTTCTGCATCTATTACTACGTTATTAAGCCAAACATCAAACTTTTCTCTATTTTCATTATATGTTACAGTATTACTTTGTTCTCTTAATACGTCAAAACTTGTTATAAACTTTTGTTGAAACCAACCATCAGCAGCTATCTTTAATCTTTCTGGTGCATTACTTAATACAGCATTATGGTATGAGTTCATTTCAGCTGTAAATTCTTCAAGGTTTGGATTTTTACCAGATGTAAGTATTTCGTTTACTTTGTTGTTCATAAACATTCCTGTATTAAATTCATAATCATTCATCCAATTTGCATCATAAAGTTTTGCTTGTGCTTCACCAAAAGCATTTAAAGAATCAGCGATAGGCTGAGTTATACCAGATATATTAGGAGTACCCACTGTTACTACACCCATTCTAGAAGCTGTAGATGATGGTGATACTGTTGTTGTTGGTTCTATTTTTTGTATTTTTTCAACCACGAATTATCCTATTCTTAAATCCTATAACTTTTTTTCCAAATGTTTCTTCACCAGGTTTTAAATACATATCATGGTATTGCCATCCATTTACTATAGTAGTAGAAGCATTTACTAATGAACCTATATTAGAATATCTACGATCTAATTTTTCATTATAAATAGCTTGGTCATAAGATGTTTTAATTTTATTTACATTAAATCTATTAGTAGCTAAATCTTGTTCTAAAACATTTCTAATATCTTGTTGTATTGCAAGAAAACTTCTACTTTCTCCTACACCACTAGCTCCTTTAACAGCTCTGTTATTTGCTAGTATTTGTTCTACTTCCCTTCTTCTTGCAAGTTCTGCTTGTAATCCTTCAAACTCTGCAACTTTTTTTTCTTGTTCATATCTTCTTATATTTTCTCTTGCAGCTGCATTTGCTGCTCTCATTTGTAAAATACTTCCAGTTGCACTAATTCCAGCTGAAATCATAAACATAGTTGCTGGTGTTATTGCTGCCATTAATATATTACCTCTAGTGCCATACCTAATAACTTTAATGGTAATGGTTCTGTTTGTGTTATTTTTACTGTAGGTGATCTATCATATCCAAGAAAATAAAATTCTTTTTTACCAGTAACTTTAGCTACTGATGTTGCTACATTAAAATCTACTTGTCTAATAATTAAATTCTTTGCAGTTTTATCTGATGCTTGTAAAGCAATATTAAGTGTATCTGCAACATCTATAACTGCTCTAGATATTCTTTTAAAATTTCCTGTCAATGGACCATTCTGTACTTCTTTATCTATAGGCATAGTTTCTAACTCAGGACTAAAATTAAATCCAATAGTAACTCCAGCTGGGTGAGCTTCATTTAGTGTTATTGTATTAGATCCTGTAGTAGTAAATGTTCCTAATGCCATTGTACCATCAACAGCATATACTGAAGTAGATGTCAAGTGCGTAGGTGTATTATGTAATCTACCTTGTACTATTGTAATCACAGCATTATCAGATGGTGTAGCAGCAAGTGTTTTATTTAAAACTAAAGTATATCCAGATGCTGTAGCATTTACAGTTTGAATAGTGTATTCTGTACTGTTACCAGCTATTGTAATAATATCATTAGGGTTAGGTGCAGATGTATATCCATCTACATTTAATGATGATCCTGATTGACTACCACCATTTACTTTAGGAGAACCTTGTTGATTTAATGTTGTAACATCAGAACAATCTAAAGTTAAAGTATCATCATCAGCAAACTTTTCTAGTGTATATATAGTAGAACCACCTATAACTCTAGATACAACACAAAATAAATTTTCATTAACTGCTGTAATACTTGTAAAACTATCTCCTGATCTAGTACTCCATGCTGTCCATCCAGCAATCTTTTCAGATCTAATACTATGGAACAAAGCTAGTGTTCCGTCTGTATTAGTAAAAAAAGCAAATTGTTCTGGTCTAGTTGCTGTACCAGTTATCATAGCCATATCTACTGGATTATTAATAACTTGCGAAGCAAGTATAGATATTGAAGTAGATGCATATGCTGATTCTACATCTGAAAAAAGATATTCTCTTACAGCTCTACCATTTTTTTGTGCATATAAAGTAGCTCCATCAAATATAACTGGTCTTGCTCTATTACATCCATATGGTGTTTGCCTCATAAAAACAATATTAGAAGGTGTAACTGCTGAAGTATCAGAAGAAGAAGGTACAAAAAATTCACCACCATCAGTAAATACTTGTAAGTTTCTTGAACTTACTAAATGCCTAATCTCATTAATTCTATCTGCTGTTATAGTTACATCTATAGCGTCATCTGCATTACCAGAACCTACTTCAAAATTAAAATATTCTCCTACTACTGAACCTATAACTGATGCTGGTTTATCCTTAATACCACCAAAATATAATCTATTATCATGGAATGTAACTGCTTGGGGAAAACCTTTTATTGAAGATATCAGTTGTTCTGCCCATACAAAATGAGGACCATTACTTACTGTATCTTCTATAACTGTAACAGTTATTTCTGTAGAACTTGTAAATCCTGTTACTTTAACTTGTTTATTATTTACTAATAAGTATGTACCTACATAATCTGCTGTAAAATATCCTGAACTAGCTGTTAATGTTCTTCCTGTACCAGTTGCGTGTGCAGACAAAGTAACTGATATAGTTGATGCAGCATATTTAAAAAAAGGTTGTGTTGTTTTATTAGCACCACCTACAGTAACAGTTTCATTTTCTTCAAATGTAAATAAACTTACTGCAAAGTTTGATGCAGAAGTTCTTACAATTTTAACTATAGGGTTATCTCTGTGTACAATAAATACTGTATCACCAAACTGTGCATAATTTAATTCAAATAATTGTGCTGTTGTCCAATTACAGTTGCTAGTAATATTAGCTTGAACACTAGCACCACTACTATTAAATACATCTAATCTATTATTAGATAAAGCAAATACTGCCATCTCATCATTAGAAAATATAAAAGGAATTATTCTTGATGCTCCAGGTAATGTTGATTTATATGTAGTACCTGGTCTACGCATTAATCCACCTTCATCAAGTAAGTACCAGTTTCTTAATGTCTTTGCTCCATTGAAATATGCAGAAGCATCTGTTCTTGCGTTTAATAAAGGATTAAGTTCTCCACTTGCAAAGTTAGTGTATACAGTTCTAAGGACCCTTGCCATTAGTATCCTCCAGTAGTCAATCTATCCTGTATAAACCTTTTCGTATTAAGAACACTATTAGTAACTTCTTGACTATCAATGTTCTTTGCTATTCTCATTTGATTTTCACCAAGTGTTTCAAACTGTTGTATCATTTGTGCATCTCTTGCAACAGATCCAGCAAATATTGCTGCTAATTTATATTGTAAAGCTAACTTAAAATACTCTGGAAAGTCTGCTTCGTCTTGTCTAAATATATAATCTGCTATTAATACATTGGTAGATCCATATGTATTACAAAAAATCTTATCTCCGTATCTTGCATAGTGTATTGGATTGTCATTAACTGTAACTGTATTTAAAACTAATAGTTCAGGACTTGATGGTAATTGATAAGCATATTCATATCTTCCTGTAGGTGCATCAGCTAATAAAGAAAGTTGTTTTTGTTCTGTGGCAAACTTCCATCTATGTCTAGATAAACAAGACTTCAGTATATTTTCATACATATTAGAAGCTACTAATGCTTCTGTTGAACCATCATCAAAAGATGAAATAGGTTGTGCGCCTATCATAATGATAGCTCTTGCACAAATGTCTACTTTAGTATCTGCCATAGTTAAAGGGGGGAATAAATCCCCCCAATATCATTATGATAATAATGCAGTTGTTACTGTAGAGGATGAAGCAGCTGATACTATTAAAATATCTACTACACCATTTGATCCACCACTGTTTACAATAATTACATCACCAGCATTTAAGTCGCCTGTTGCTGATAAAAAGTAATCTGCATCATCAATAGTTCCTATGGCATCTCCATCAGAGTAGTACCACATAGAATTACTATCTCCCATTTGAGAGATCTTCTTAATTGGATTTGAAGTTGCGTATGCCATGATTAACTCTCCCTACATTTCTGCACTCTACATCCGTCAGTATCAATAAGTACTGCACCCATTGACATATATGATGTAGTTAGGTGTGCTACCTTCTCAGGTATGTAGTTTACTTCAGTTCTTACATCTGAACCTACACCTAATCCCATTGATGACTTATGCCATGCTAATGTAAATCTATCATTAGAACCATCTTTTGATAGACCACTAAATGCCATCCACATAAATGAAATCCATCTCTTAGCTGTTAATCCACCTTTAAATGGAAGATCAGCTTCACCGATATATTCAGCTCTAGAGAATTGATCTATGGATAAAAGATCTGACCATTGGTTTCCACCAACAACCCAATATCTTTGTCCATCATCTGGAACATCATTTTCTTGGAATGTTTCAAACATCTTCTTAGCTTTGATTAAAGACATACCAGCGGCAGAATCAGAGTTTGCGTTGTGTGCTACTGCTGTAGCTCCAGCATCAAAAGTATCTGTTACGATACTGTCTGTTTTTCTACCAAGAGCATATGCTGCATTTTGAGCAACAATGTTTCTTTCATCAATGTTTACTTTTAGTTCGTCTAGTTTGTCCACATAGTCTGCTGCGTAATAGTCAGATAATGTTGCAGTTACATTAGAGTGTACAGAGTTCATAGCGACAACTTCAGCGTGTCTTGCTTTAGTTGAAGCAGAACCTTTTGCTACTTTTTGAAACTGAACAGTACTACCTTTTACGTTGCTGACATTACGGACCATATTTTTGAGCTTACTGCCCATTCTTTGATAAGCCATATGCACTTCTGCTTCGAACTGCTTTATAAAGGCTTGGTCTATAGTCGCACTCATAATAAGTTTCCTTTCGAGTATTGTTAGTTAATAATCAAGTTGTCGTTATAAACCTTAGTATGTTGTCCTACTGGGCATAGTCCAGTCTATTTCGGCTTGTTAGTTGAGATATATTATATTTTTGTCATCTTTACAAGACCAGAAGCAATAAAAACATTGACATCTCCAAAGGTATATGAGCCATCAGATTCCTCTATGTATGATGCAAATGTCTTTATGTGCTTTTGATCTTTAGAATAAAGATAGGCTTCTGTAGTAATAACAGCTGGTTTTACTGTATCCATGTCATTTTTTGACATCCATTCACTATGACCAGTAGGATCTTCCCATTTAAAAATATACTTTTTAAAAGGAAGTTCTTTATTCTTAGCCATATTTCTTTTCGAATAATTTTGTTACTTTATCGTAATATGCTTTATCTCTGCGTGATGGATCATAATATCTAGGATCATTCATCATAGATCTTAAATCATCTTCTTCTAGTTCTGCATCTACTACAGTATTAGCATTAGGTAATGGTTTGCTTTTAGTAATATTCATTATTTCTTCAATAGCTTTAACACCTTCAGCAGTTGTGGCTAACTTACTCATAGCATCATATGCTTCAGTAGATAAATACTTCTTAGACCATAGCTCTGCTGCTTCTAATCTAGACTTAGCATTATCTCCGAGTGTTTCCATTTCTGATTTTATATCTGGTAATCCAGCTATTTCATTATTAACAAAAGCATTAACACCTCTATTAAATACTTCTTGGGATAATTTGTTTTCTTTACAAATATTTGACCATTCTTTAAGTAATTCTTGTTCTTCATTTACCTCAATGTTTACATCTTCAGGTACATCAGGCATAACAATTTCATATTTTTCTGGAATAGAACCTAATCTTTCTTGTTCTATATCTGTTCGTATTTGGGTTGATAGCTCATCAGTTCTCATACCTAATTTCTTTTCTAAAGAATTATATGATGCACTAAGTTCCTCAACTTTAATTTCATTTCTATCTGTATCCCAAAACTTTTCAGGAACATACTCAGGTCTACTAACTTCTGGTTCTTTTTGTGTAGCTTCTACTGGTTGTTGTTCTTCTGATTGTACTGCTTCTTCTGACATTAACTCTCCTTATGTGTTTCTATTCTTTTTTGTATAATAAAATATAAATATCTCATTCCCTCTAAGTGTCTTAGCTGGTCATTTGTAATATCTCTACCAGCTACAGCATCTACTGTAATAGATTTTAAGTAATTTAAAACCTTTTTTCCTAGATCTGTTTTAAATAATGCAGCAATATCAGCATTAAGCTCTATCTCTGCACCTTTTGATCTAGTAAATCCGTCTATTGAATGATAAAAACCCTCAGGTTTGTTGCGTATCTTCTCCCAAGCCACCTTGTCCTCCTTGCATTTGTTGCATTTGTTGCATCTGTTGTAGTTGTTGCATCTGTTGCATTACTTGTTGCTGTTCAGCTGCATCTCTAATAATTTTTTCTGGTAAATTCATTTTTTCTGCTAGATATCTAGCTACTTCTTCTTGTTTAACTATTAAATTTAATACTTCAGGACCGAATGTTTGACCTAAAGTAGAATTAAATCTATTAACATCAGCAATATCTTGTTCATTCTGCGCCCTTGATAGTGGTGATTCAGGAATAATTTTTATTTCTTTGTTATCTATACTAGGTATTTCTATTCTTCCTTGTTTTTTTAGTATGTATATAACTCGTTTAATTAATGGTTGTATAAATTCTGATTGTAATCTACCAAATGATGATCCTATTTGTCTTGATAGATCGGACATTCTTTCTGCAACTTCAGTAGCAGACATTGGTGTACCTTTTGTTGGACCAAGTGTATCCATATATAATGCTTTTCTAATATTATTTCTCATATCTTCTAACACTAATTGTGCTACATCAAATCTACCAGCACCATTAATAGGCTGTAATCCTCTAGATCCAGGAGCAACTGGAATTATTGTGCCAGGCACTAATGCAATATTATCTGTATTAATTACTCCATCATCTTCTAATTGATAAATACCAGATATATTCATCTGTGCATTTTCTAATATTAATTCTACAGTAAGGTTAGTAGTCTTAATAGCTGACATAGCATTAAATACTGGTCCACGACCATAAACTTCTCCTGATGCTTTGTTCCATCTAAATGTAATAAATGGATTAGATCCAGCTCCAGTATACTTTTCTTGTATTATAATTGATTCATGTTCTTGTACACATACTACATAATCATATGCTTCTTTATTTACATCAGAATAATTACGCATTGTACCTTCAATAACATTAATCTTTTGATCTGGATCTTGTGATAATTTATTTATTGTAATTTCATTAAGTTCTGCATTTGGATATAATACTTTTAGATCTCCTAATCTAATTTGTCGCTTTCTATATATACAATCAATTTTATTATTAGGTCCACTATTTAAAGTTATATGAGGTAAAGGTATTGCATTGAATACTATAGGATCAGATGCTGTTCCTTCATTAACTAATAAACATCCTGTACCTACAGCACAATCCATAAATGCTTCATGTACTTCTTGATTAAAATTAGAGTTGTGTAATACTTCAAATATATATTGAGTTATTGAATCTAACTGTTCATCTATTTGAGGAGCTATGTCAGGTGCTATTTCAATACCTGATTTTAAATTAATCCATCTACCAAATGTAGGAGTTATACCAGCTTGTAATCTACTAGCAAATTCTTGGATACCTACTACAGCTGTTTCATCAAATATTCTATCTGTTCTTTTTTGTCCAGGTGATTCTTCGTAAAAAGATTCCCTACCTGGCATAGTGTATTCATATGCTTCTTCAAACTTAGATTTCCATATAGTTTTTAAAGCATCTGCTTGTGAATATTTTTTTAAAAACATTTTTGCTGACATTTCATCAGACATATTTGCAGCAGATCTGTAACTATTATATTCCATTAAACTGTATATTCACCACCAAAACCTTGTCTAGTACCAGTAATAAATTTTCTATCTCCTTTAGAAAGATCTCCATCTTTTAAACTTGCTAAATATTTTTTATTTTTTGTCTCTTTACTAACTATATTATCTCCAACTGGAGCTGCCATTTCTTGACCTTGAACCTCTTGATTTTTGTTTTGATTATTTCCAGAATCTATATTTCGGTAAGAAAACATTTGTTTATTTTTATTTATATAATCTTGATAAGGTGTTCTTGATTTCATATATAAAACACTTGGCATTACAGGAATACCAGCTAATGCAGCAACTGCTGCCATTCCAGCTTTAAATCTTTGTTGGCTTTCAAACATTTGTTTTGACAAAGGGATTGGTTCTCTTTTAGCTGCTTCCATTGCACCTCTAGTTGCATTTGTATATTTACCATCTGCTGTTCTTGGATCATATGTTGTAAAAGTTTTTCCTGTAGCATCAGTAACTGTACGAGCAGTTGCTAATCCTTGTGAAGCTAAATATTCTCCTCTTGCTGCTTGGTATTCTGCACCATACATTTGATTAGAGGATGTAGTAGAATAAAATCCTGTTGGTGTTGTATTAGCACCAGCAACAGGACCAGCTACTGTAGTTGTAATACCTAATTTTTTTTTAGCATATTCATCTGCTTTAATACCTTGTACTACTGCATTTGATTCAGCAGATTTATTAGACATTCCACCTTTTGATGAACTAGCTCCTTGCTTTGCACCCATTAAGTTTCTTCTCCATCACTAAAAAAACCACCACCACCAGCTTTTGAAAATAATGATCTAACACCAACCATTCCTTTACCAAATCTTTTCTTATATCTTTTTTCTTCAGCTTCTAATCGTTTTTTTTCTTCTTCAGCTTTTTTACGATCTTCTTCCATCTGTTTTTCCATAGCTATTTCTGAAGCTGATTTTCTGTATTTTGGTGTTCTAAATATTCCCATTGTTTACATCCATTATTTACTAAGTATTTATATAACCCATAAGGTGTTATAATCAACCTATTAATACCTAATACCCTCATTATTACTGTAACGCAACTATTTTCTCTTAACCATGCTCCTTGAAATAATTTAAATTTTTCTCTTTGAAGTGGACATTTTAAAATAACTCCTTTGTTGTTTACAATATATTCCATTATGTAAGATATTTCTTCACCAGATAAAACTTTTACATCAAGTCTTTTGTGTATGTGTTCTATAATAATCCATACATTCTTAGTATGGTCATACCCCATCATGCCACAATGTGCCATACCCCCTCTCCTAAACATATGATACCACGATTCTAAAGGTGGATCATAAAAGAATACTAGCCATTCTTTCGGAAAATATCCCATTTACCTCGCTTATTTATTGTATTTCTATTAAATATATCCCAACTTTTGTAAACATTTGTAACTGTTTGTTTCTGTGGTCCTACAGTTAAAGATCTACCTTCTCCAGCACCTAACATTAAATACTGTAGTGCATCATGTACATGAGAATATTTATTCTTATTAGGTCTATCTTCATATCTCTCTCCAGATGTTTGTATTCTTCTATAATGGTAGCCACCTAAAAAACCTTTTCTTAGCTGATTACAGGATGGTGATAGTAAGAAACCTGACTTACCATCAACCATCCTATTCAATGCAGATTCTACTGATTCTATTCGTAGAGCTACATCATTTGATGGAGCTGGAAAGGCTTGGATACCTTGCTGTCTAAGTATCTGAAAAGGAGTAGTTTCATCTGTCTGCGCCCTAAAATCACCAGCTGGATCACCAAATATTTTTAAATCTTTATCTGCACAATGTTTTATTATTTCATGCTTTAGCATCTCACTAAACTTAACTGTGCCTATATCAAAACAAACTAACTCATGGTTTATAATCCATCTACCATCAGGTAGTCGTTGTCCAAATACAGCAGAAGGTGTTAGACCAAAGTCTAACCCTATATATACTGAAGTATCTGCAAACTCTATATTCTCACTAGCTATATGTGTATCTTCTCTAAATGAACCATAGACTAACTTTCCATCTTCTATAGTTCCTAATTTATTTAAAACATAAACATCTATCCACGATTTTGATTTACCTCTAATAATATTACTATAATACTCAGGAGTAACATTCTTAATATTTTCTGCTGTTGTATTTAGTTCATAACCCTTAATTTTATCATCTTCTTTTTTTTCTAACATACCTGGAGGTTGTACAAAAAATTTCCAGTTATCAGGTTTAACTAACATTAATGATTCTTCTTGATTCATATGATCTGGCACTGGCACTTCTCCTGACATTATAGACCACCAATGATCTTCATCTGGTGCATTAGTATCAGCAATAACACCGTACCATGTAGGTCCACCATCTTTAATTGCTGGGAATCTACCTACACGCATAGTACAAGCATCTACAATAGACTTAGGAATTTCTCTAGCTTCATTGATCCATACTCCTGTAAGCTCTAGTGATAATAATTTCTTCACATCTTCTGGTCTATCTAGTGCTAAGAATAGAACTTCTAATTCAATATCATTAATCTTTATGTGATGTGTGAATGGTACTGAGTAAGTAAAATTACCAAATGTATGTTCTGGAAACCAATCTAACCATGTTTTCATGGTAGTAGTTTTTAACTGAGGATTTGTATTTCTGATTACTGCCCATCTAGATTTTCGTTTTCCATCAGGAGATGGTTGTTGTCTGGCAGCCCTTCTAAAAATTTCTATACAACAAGATACTGATTTGCCTGATCCTACTGGACCTCGAACACCTCTAAAGAAGCTATTATCCTTCATAAAGGATTTAATAACTTCTCCAGGTGCTTTATAATTTAATCCACTCACACAGTATTGGAATCAGTACCAGCTTTAATTAACTTGTAAATAGTTTCAGGTAGTAATGATTCAATAAACATATCTGCTTCTTTATCCGTAATTAATTCTTTTGGATAGTGAGAGAAATGAACCTTCTTAACTATCTTTCTTAACTTCATTCTGTCTTGAAAAGATATGAGATCCTGTGCGTATTGTTGTGTCATACAGACTGTACTATTGCAATTACTATAATAACAGCTACTGCAATAACTAAAGTCTTACCTTTTTTATTAAGGTTATTCCAACGATCTAGTAATCTATTATACATAACTAGCTCCTTACTTTTTCTTTTTACTTGCCATAATTTTTTTCTTTAAAGCTGGTGGTAGACTTTTCTGTTTACCTTTTAGCTTCTTAGATCCACTGGCTTTTTTCATTCCATACATTATTTTA